CGACCAAAAGAGCCTGCTGGCTCCCTTGGTTTGAGGTCTATTCCTCGCCCGTCATGATGAAGTTTGCATACTCTTTTTTGTGGTCTGTAAGCCAGTCCACCAGTTCGTAATACCCGAGGTCAAAGGCGATCCTCTGGACTGCCGGGACATCAAACATGTTGGTAAGGCCGGTGTCCCGGACGGCGAGGATCTGCTCGCGGATCAGGTTAGTCATTCGCGTTCACCACCTTCCTGACAACATCGACTCCGAAGATCACATTCAGGCCGGAGCCGTTATCCCAGCGTACCATCAGGCTTCCGGTATCATCGATTCCGGTTACCGTGCCACAGGTACCTGCAGGTGGTGCCTGAACATCATCCATCTGGATGAGCTCGACGCGTGTACCGGCAGGGTAGGTCTCACGTAGGTGCCTTAGTTTTTCTGGTCTGATCATCCTCATGCCTGCACCTCCTTTGTCGGTGTGCCGCTTTTCCATGCGGAGCTTCCGGAGAAGTTCTGCAGCAGGATCTTTCGGCTCTGCTTATAATCGTCGCCAATGAATCCGAGACGGAGGAGGAAGCAGCGGAATGCGTACTTCTCATTCTCGACCGGCTTGTCTTTCCCAGTGACGCGCTTGGCTTCCTTTGCCATGCGGCAGAGGGCTGTCACGAAATCCATGTAGGCCTTGATCTCTTCCGGGGTTGTGTCTGCCTTGAACCAAGGGAAGTCGAGCTTGCCGTCTTTCTCGCCAACTACGAGGCTCTCTGTTCCGATGGCCTTTTTGATCAGGCTTTCTTTGGATTCGATTAGGGCTTCCAGTCTGGAAATCTCATCGCCGGTCATCATCGGCATCTGGATCGCAAGCCCGGTGCCTTCGTCTTCCTCGTCCTCGTCCGGGGTGAAGCCTGCTGCTGCGATGGCGTCAAAAACTCGCTCGACCTCGTCGCTGTAGTTCTCGTCGTCGAAGACCAGAGCGCCTTCGCGGTCGACCGTGAAGTAGTCCATCTGGTAGGAGAAGTTCGGTGCACCCTGATAAATGGCATCGACTCCGATTTCCTTGGCGATGACCTCGGCCAGTCTTTTTCTTTCTTTTCCGTTTACTCTGTAATGTACGATCATTTTTTGAATCCTCCTTTGCTTTGCTGTGCTTTTTCGGTAGTACATATATCACTCTAAAAGCCAGTAATAGCAAGTCTTTTATCGATATATCTGTACTATTATTCAGGAGAATTTTCACCTGTATTGATCTCATCAAAACGGTAGGTGAGGCCATCCCGCTGGACGGTAACTCCCTCTGCCGATCCGACCTGATCGATATAGCGTTTTACGATCACATCACAGAACTTTTCATCAAGCTCAACCGTGTAACAGGTGCGCCCGGTCTGCTCACAGGCAATGAGTGTGCTGCCTGAGCCGCCGAACGGATCAAGCACAAGGCAGCCGGTCATTGTTGAGTTCATGATCGGGTAAGCCACAAGAGCCACAGGCTTCATGGTCGGGTGATCCGCGTTCTTCTTCGGCTTATCAAACTCCCAGATCGTGGATTCCTTTCTTCCGGTATACCACTGATGTTTGCCTTTCTTCTTCCAGCCAAAGAGCACCGGTTCGTGCTGCCACTGGTAAGGACTTCTTCCGAGCACCAGCGACTGCTTCTTCCAAATGCAGCAGCCGGAAAGGTAAAAGCCTGCCTCCTCAAAGGCCTTACGGAAGGCGAGACCGTGGGAGTCGGAGTGGAAGACATAGATGCTGGCATCGTCCGTCATGCTCTCATACATCTGGCTATAGGCAGCGAGCAGGAACTGCTCAAACTGATCCTCAGCCATCTTGTCGTTTTTGATCTTTCCGGCAGTGCCTTTGTAGTCTACGTTGTAGGGAGGATCAGTTACGACCAGCTGTGCTTTCTTTCCGTTCATCAAAAGCTCATAGGTTTCCGGCTTGGTGGAGTCGCCGCAAAGCAGGCGGTGCTCGCCGAGCATCCAAAGGTCGCCAGCTTTGGAGAAGACCGGCTTCCTCAGCTCAGCCTCGACATCAAAGTCGTCCTCCTTGACTCCGTCTTTTACATCGTCACGGAATAAGTCGTCCAGCTCCTCCGGCTCAAAGCCGGTGAGGGAGACGTCGAAATCAGCACCCTGCAGATCTGCGATCACAAGAGCCAGCTTGTCCGTATCCCATTCGCCGCTGATCTTGTTCAGGGCGATGTTGAGCGCTTTTTCTTTTTCCGTGTTCATATCGACGACAACGACATCAACCTCGGTAATTCCGGAGTCGATGAGCACTTTCAGGCGCTGGTGGCCGCCGACCACGCGACCGGTCTGTTTATTCCAGATGACCGGTTCCACATAGCCGAACTGCTCGATGGAGCGCTTCAGCTTTTCATATTCTGGATCTCCGGGCTGCAGATCCTTACGGGGATTGTAGTCAGCCGGGAGTAAGTCTTTCACATTTTTCTTTTCTATATTCATATGAGACCCCACTCAGCGAACTTCTCGAATCCGCCAAAATCGCGGATGAAGCTTCTCGCTGTTTCTACTATGTCGATATACGGAATGCCATCAACGGACTCATCTCCGATGGCACAGCAAAGGGTGACCGGCTGCCCGGTTTCCTGCGCTTTGAGCCATGCGTAGATGTTCACACTGACATCTGCTTTGGACAGGTCTTTTCCGTGCAGGCCGCCGCCAGTCACGGAGTCAGCCATATCTGATCCGAGTTTCCTGTTGGTAGCGCCGGAGTCCACGTCCGTACCGCCAGTCCAGTCCCCGAGGGGATTGATTTCGGCAGTGGGGTATGTGGCTGCAATCTCATCCGAGGCAGCATTGCTCTGGCAGATGATCAGCCTTGCTTCATCAATGATGTATTTGCCGTCACAGCCATATTTCTGATACAGATCTCTTGCGATCTTCGACAGGGCTTTCTGCTCATCGGTTACCGGGACGCCTTTGAAGATCCCGTTGTCACCGCAGCGGATACCGTTCTTCTGGTTGTCCGACAGGTGCTGATCCTGCGGCACCTCACAGTAGTCGACAGTAAGGCTACCTGCGATGCGGCTTACGATTGCAGCCACTTCATCAGGGGAGATACTAACCGATGTCTCAGCGATGATGTGGCAGGTTCCGTGGCCGATCAGGACTTCGACAGCGATCCTCGGATCGGCTTCTTTTTCATAGGCCAGATCAACGAGGGCACCGGCGATGCGGTCAGCCACCTTGTCCGGGTGAGCCGGATTCACTTTTTCAAACATAATCATTCCTCCGATTCTTACATTTCTCCGCGCCTCGCCCTGAGCAGCCGTTCCATCACATCATCCTGTGGGTTGGTGCCGGTATACTCCGAGGCACAATTTTCTTTCACGATCTGGTAGATCTCCATCCAGAGCCGGTTGGTCTGGCTCATATAGTTCTGTCCCATCGCAACGTAAGGACTCTGGATCGCATTTCCCGTGGTGGGGTGCTTGGCAAGGAAGCCAAACTCCGTCACGGCCTCCTCGCATTGAATCCACCTTGCACAGCTCATGGCATAGCGCTCAAGTAGCTGTGGGGAAACTAAAGAGGAGCAGCCACGCTCATGCAGCCACTCCCATGTAATTTTGTAGATTGCTGCCGCCTGCAGCTTTTTCCCGTCTTTTTGTTTTGCAGAAAGGAGCTTTGACGGCTTGGGCATCGGTTGACCTTCCAAATCGGCTGCGTGCGAATCGAAGTCGATGACAGTCAGCGTTCTCTTGCCCGGATTGCCTTCATTGATCTTGTCGACCAAGGGCTTCTTTTTGGCTCCGGCACCCATCCGGGCACCGCCACGGTTGGTACCGTCCTTAGCCATGATAATCACCTCACATTTCTGGGGCATATTCCCCGTTTGAAACCGCGCACGTGCACACGTGACCCCACGCCCGTTCTGCGGAGCCTATGCTGTAGAGATTCAGACCGCCCCTACCCATCGGAGTGGGAGTGCCAGCGGTCGCCTCTCTCGGCATGGATCTTCGCATGGCAGGCCGTGCATAGACTCATTAGGTTCTCATCATTATGGCTGCCGCCTTCGGACAGCGGTTTGATGTGGTGCACCTGCTCAGCCTTTACGTACCGTCCTTCCGCAAGGCATCGCTCGCAGAGAGGGTGGGCATGAATGTAACGGTCGCGGATTCGTTTCCAAGCACGACCGTATCTTCGCTTGGAAGTCTTGTCGCGGTCGTACTTCTCGTAGCGTCGTTGCTCCTGCCGTTCGTGCTCCGGACAGAAGCGTCCGTCTGTCAGGTTGGGACAGCCGGGGAAGGAGCAGGGACGCTTTGGTTTCCTTGGCACCTTGCGTCACCTCCGTTCATAAGAAAAGCCCTGCAGGGTTTACGTCCTGCAAGGCTCGTCCGTTGTTTCATCTTGTCCATCATAACAATATCATAAAAGGAAACTCTCATTCACTCTCATTTACTCTCATGATGGCAGAAACTTTAGAAAGTGCCTGATCGTGCATCCGGAAGATATGCTGGATGCTGTAATGCATGTCGACCGCAATCTTCTCCCACGAGAGGAAGCAGAGGTACCGCTTCTCCAGCAGGGTTTGCAGTTCGACGTCGGACACGGAATGGATCGTCCGCATGATCTCTTTCTTCAGTTCCACCAGATCTTCCACGTCTCGCTTCAAGCTGTCCTCAACCTCGATGATCTTAAGCACCGCACGTTCTACCTTTGAGCCGCCGCGATTCGGGTTTCTCGGCATGTCGCTGTAGACAGTGGTGCAGGAGGTAGCCAGATCGTTCAGTGATTCAATCTGCTGGAGCTTGGACTTGATACGCATGTCCAGTGTCCGTGCCTGTGATAAATATTCTTTTGCTGTCATTTATCTTTCTCCTTCCGCAGCCTTCTGATGAGATACTCCGGATCAACGTCCGTCAGAACACCAAACCAGTCGGAGCGGAAGAAGCGCTCGATCTCGGCGAGCTCTGCCTCGTCGTCAGTCAGCCGGTAATCCTTCACGGCCTGCAGCACGATGGCATTCGCCAGATTCTCGTATGGGTTCAAAGTCTCACCTCCGATTTGTAACGTCCTCGGGTTGACTCTGATTGACCTTTGTTTGCATTTGTTGTCACTTGGACAGCTCCGCCTTGACCGCAGCGATCAGGCTGTCCTGTATTTTTTCTTTTGACTGCAGGGCTTTAAGTACCCGGCCATCAACGGTATCGTCCGTAATAATGTGGTGGATCACAACGGTGTCCTGCTGTCCCTGTCTCCACAGACGGGCATTGGTCTGCTGATACAGTTCCAGCGACCACGTGAGGCCGAACCAGATAAGGGTGGAGCCTCCGGTCTGCAGGTTGAGTCCGTGCCCGGCTGAGGCAGGGTGGATCACAGCAACTGGGATCTTTCCTGCATTCCATTCGCGGATGTCGGAAGATGATTTTATCTCCCTGACCTTGAACCGGGACTTGATGCGCTCAAGATCGTGCTTGAACCAGTAGGCCACCAGCACCGGTTTGCCGTTGGCACCTTCGATCAAATCTTCCAGTGCATCCAGCTTCCGGTCATGGATATGGATGTGGTCGCCGTCATCGTCATAGATCGCACCGTTGGCCATCTGCAGGAGCTTCCCGGTGAGGGCTGCGGCGTTGGCCACTGTGATTTCCTTCT